TTTTTATCCAGGCAGTAAGCGAAAGCGACGTGAACCACAGGTAAAAGCAATCAAAGCAGACGTGCCTGCTTGGGATGCCAAACCTTTTGTTAAAACACTATCCAATGGCAAAGACATTGAATTGTTTGCAGCAGGGTCACTAGCTCAAGCTTTAGGAAGACCGTTTGCTTCTATCAGATTATGGAACAAGCTTGGTTACCTTCCTACAGCTCCGTACCGCCTACCTACTAAAAAGAACAAGCATGGTGAGGAACATAAGGGGCGTCGCCTCTATAGCCGAGCCATGATTGAAGCTGCGGTGGAACTATTTGATAAAGCTGGACTTTTAGAAGTCAAGCGTATAGAATGGTCTGAACACCAGCAGCTCCCCGTGGAGTTAGCTGAGGCTTGGAGTAAAATCCTCGCTAATGAAACAAAAAACTAGCAGTTCAAAGTCAAGCAGTTCAAACATACAAAGGAGCAGTACCCATGTCAGTTCAAACAGATTCATTCGTTCCAGAAGTTGACGAGTTTTCATTAGACGCTCGTCCAGCAGGAACTCCCACAGATGCTATTAAGTCTGGTTGGGGAGCAGCCGAGGAACTCATTAAGCCAAAGGAATTTGCTAAGGATTTCAAGATTACTGAAACCCTTCAAGTAATTAAGTTCCTAGACCCAGACGGCCCATACGCCATTTACGGTTTCCACTTCCTTACTGAAAAAACAGAAGGACAACGTTCATACACTTGCCTTGGTAGCGGATGCCCAATTTGCGTTCGCCTTAACCACAAGCCAGAGAAGAAGTACGCATTCTCTGTAGCAGTTCTCACTTCCGAGGGAACTACCCTAACAAAAATGATTGTTTCTCCATTGTTCTTTAAGTCGCTTCATGCAGCGCATCACTCACCAGCAGGTCCATTGTCTAAGAACTATTGGGCAGTTGCTCGTCGTGGTCAGATGCAACAGACTACTTACATCCTCAACCCTGTTAAGGGTCGTGACCTCCAAGAAGATTGGGGCATTGACGAGGCTAAGGCCGAAGCTGCAATTGCAGAGATGGTTCCATTTACTGCTGAGTCAGTAATTCGTAAGTCTGTTGAAGAACTTAACGAAGTCGTAGACGCACTCGTCTAAAATAAATGTGGGAAAGGCAGGCTACCCCCTTGGCCTGCCTTTTCCGCCCATAAGGGGAACTATATGAATATTATTACGACTAAAGAGCAGTTAGAAGAGTTAGTCGAGTATTACCTTAAACAAGACGCGTTTGCTTACGACGTTGAAACAGTAGGCCCTCAAAGAGGCGTCACAGTAGTTAACGAAGTTTTATGGATTTCTCTCGCAACACACGGGCGAGGAGATGTCATTCCTTTAGGACATCCAAACGGAGAATTTCTTTCAGAAGAGTTTCCCCTTACAGGTGTAGGAGAAAAACGAGCCGCTGCAGGACTTACCCTGCGCGAAAGTGATTACTCCAAAGATAAGAAAAAAGCAGTTATTACTTTTGGTCCTCCTCCTAAGCAACTATTTCCTGCAGAAGTTTTTGCCGCCCTCAAACCTTTGATGTTTGGTACAGGTAGAACCCTTGTAGGACATAACTTAGCTTTTGACCTTACCTCGGTAGCTAAATACTACGAGGGAAGCGTGCCCACAGGTCCTTACTTTGACACCATGATTGCTTCATTCTTGTACAGCAATAAGAACAAGAACAAAGTTGGTCTTGATGATTGCTTGGCGCGAGAATTTGGCTACCACATGGTCAAAGGCGTTGGTAAAGAGGTAGAGAAATACTCCTTTAGCACCGTAGCTAAATACGCTTATCTTGACGCTAAATACACATTTTTGCTTTACAAGAACGTTCTTATTAAGAAGCTTGAAGAGGGACAACTGACTAAGGTAATGAACTTAGAGATGGGCGTACTTAAGGTCTTGTGTGAGATGAAGCTGACTGGCGCCCCTATAGACACTGACCAGCTTATTAAGCTCCATGACCAGCTAGAAATCAATATTGAAAAAGCGCGTTCGGATATCTACCGTATTGCTGGCAAAGTATTTAACATTAACTCCAATCCAGAGAAGCAACAGATGCTTTACGGAAGCGTGGAGAATGGCGGTCAGGGGCTAAAGCCAAAGGTATTGACTCCTAAAGGACAGGCTAAAGAAGCCGATAACATCCCACTAGAACTATCCGATTACTCGGTAGCAGCTGATGCTTTAGAGCCTTATCGTAATAGCAACGAGCTAGTACGAGCCATGTTGGAATACGCTGACCTTAACAAGTTACTGTCTACCTATGTAATTCCTTATCTTGGCGGAGAAGTAACACGCACCACCGCAGGAAAATCAAAGACAGAGACTAAAGAGAGTATTTTGATTAACGGCAAGATTCATTGTGACTTTGTTCAGCACGGAGCTGAAACAGGTCGTTTCTCTAGCCGTAACCCTAACCTACAGAATATTCCCGCCCCTGAAGACCCTGAAAAGGTTCCAGAGGATAAGCAGTATGGTCGTATGTTGCGTAACCTTTTCTACGCTCCACCAGGGTATAAGTTAGTGGTTGCTGACTACTCCCAGATTGAGCCACGCGTTATTGCCTCTATGTCTAAAGACCCGATTATGATGCAGAATTACCTTGAAGGTGGGGACATCTACACTACTGTAGGTAACACTATGGGTGTTAACCGTAAGGCAGGAAAAGTTCTTGTTCTTGCTATGGCTTACGGCGTAGGTCCTGACAAGATTGCTCACCAGATTGGCTGTAAGCTCAATGAAGCCAAGCAGCTCCTTAACGACTTTGCTGAAAAGTTTGGTTCAGTTAACAAGTACCGAAATGTTGTTGTTTCAACCACCCGCCAGCGTGGATACGTAACCACCATTCTGGGTCGCCGTCGGTATATCCCTGAAATTAACTCCAAGAGCTTTAGTGAAAAATCGGGCGCAGAGCGCCAGGCTTTCAACACGCGTATTCAAGGTTCAGCGGCAGATATTATTAAACTCGCCATGATTCGCGCACAGGATATGGTTCCTAAAGAAGCTAAGATACTCCTTACCGTACACGATGAACTTGTCACCCTAACCCCCGATAGTAAAGCTGAGGAAACGGCAGAAGCTATTAGAGAGGCTATGGAAGGCATCAACCTTCTAGATGTACCTTTATTAGCAGACGTTAAAATTGTCCAGCGTTGGGGAGAGGCAAAGTGAGTTGGTTCGATAAGTTTTTTAGGCACAATGATGAGTCCAGTATTGAACGTACTGAGGTTCCTTTCAGCACCATATTGCGATGGGCACTGTATGACCTCAGTATTGAAGACCCTAATGAAATTGCAGTTATCCTCGGTCTAAATCCTGTTAGCGAAGAGGGAAACAATAAAGAAGTTGAGGACAGCGAGCTTCGTCTGTCATACCTTGATGATTTAATTCCCTACATAGACATCATTAGTGAACTTAACGCAAAAATAGTAGTTGCTACTCAAGTACGTGATTTGCCTACTTGGGACGGCCCTCCTCCTAGCGAGGAAGAGATTGAGATGATGGGCAGCTTCTATAAAGCCGTAGGTTTTTCGGCGCTAGTAACCGCCTTTTCATCTGGCATACAACTTGATATTCTACATACCCATGCAATAGGCACTGGGACAGGCTATAGGGAGGAAGATGATGAGTAGTAATTGGTGGTCTACAAAGTTAACAGGAGCACCAGCGCAGCCACAAGCCCCACAAGCTCCTACTCCTCAATACGCTGCTCCACAGCCAGCGCAATACGCACAACCACAACAGCCACAGTATCCACCGCAGCAACAAATGGTGCCACAAGCGCCACGTTGTCCTGGATGCGGTAGCGGTAACTATGGAAGTCTTACAGATGCAGCGCGTGGCATGCAAGCCATGGCTCGTTGTTATGACTGCGGATACCCAGTTCAACAGTCAGGTTCAGGTTTAGGCAAAGGAATTGTTGGTCAAGGCGGTAGCAGCGGAGGCGCTGCAATTCCAGCAAAGCAGGTAGCATCAGGCGGATTTAATCCACAGACAATCATTGGACATATTTAATGGCAAATGCAGAACTTATTAAAGTAATTAACAAGATTAATAAAAAGCTGGGCGCCGATACTGTGGTGCTTGGTGAAGACATTATTGATATTAGTG